CCACCTGTGACCACTGCCAAATAACATCCCCGCCAACGTATTGACCGTAGTACATAGACCGCTTTTTGTAAGCGATTATCCCGCCGCTGATGCGCTTTGCTGCAGTCACGCCACCGGATGAGTCCAAAAACCGTCCGTTAGCCGCCTGTGTGGTTATGTTTGGTGTCCAATTGGTATAATCCCCTAACGCGCTTGCCCACCATTGGTCAGGAAGGTGGTCTGTGCCTTCCCGGCAATCGAACGCCAACACCTGCAAGCCAACGGACTCGATGATTGCCGCTGATGGGCTGCTGCTGATGCCAGCAAACGTGCCGCCCGTACTGGCAACAATGCCCGCACCGTCCGCCCCATTGCATGACAAAACTGCATTACCAAACGTGGTGAAGATTATGCGCCCAGTGCCTAATGACATACCTGTACCAACCAGAGCCATGCCAGCGCCGTTAAGCTCAAACAGGTAGTTGCCCTGACCAATATACTTTTTTGCACCGCTGCTTAACGTCTCCACCGTAGCACATCCCCTGCTCCCTCCATCTGGAAACCAGATAGTATTAACAGGCGTTGGTGCGCCGATTATTCCGCGAATGGTTGGCAATCCGTTAGTAACGGCTTGCAATGCGCCTTGTGTTGACGGGTCAATGTCTGGTTCAAAACCAATCACGCTATTATCTCCTTAGCACAAAACGCACGGTTACTGTATGCGCCGAAACGTTACCGCCATTGCTATAGTGATCAAACCTGAATTTGTATGCAGTTGCAGCAGTTAGGGATACCCCTATAGAAACTGCTTTGCACAATAACCCAATTGTGCCGTTTACAGGGAAATTGCTCTCTCCCTGTACAATCACTGCATTTGCTGTTGTGGTTATGTTGTGCTGCAAAAATCCGTAAATACCGCCCTGATTATCAAGATTAGGTCTGCCCTCTGTGTATATATCGTAAATACCTGTATATGGGCAAACCCAATACCCAGACCCGTTTACCGTTGCTCCTAGCGTGTTTGGCGTACTCATAGCCATAGCATAATCTGTTATACCGCCCGTTGTGCGCAAAGGTACAGACACAGTGCAGGCTGACATTAGCCCCGTGTCAAGCCTCCATGCTGTATCATAGTCTGTAGCGCTGTTTTTTGTCATCATCGCGCCAGTAGCGCCGCCGACTGGTACACCTGCACCCGTAGCGCCCGTAGCACCCGTAGTACCAGTAGCACCAACATCCCCGACTAGCCCAATAGACCAACCGCTTAACGTACCAGTGCCAATAGCCCTATCAACGGAAACAACAAGTGACGTGCTAGTGTATGAGCTAATGGTGCCTTCCATGTAGTGTGTGGAATCAAACGATGCCCTGACACGCGTGCCGATAGACCATTGCAAATTGGGTTGAGCAGTAAAGGTAAATGTTTTGTTTACTGGGAAAGCTGTGGGGATTGCTTGAGCACCTGTTGAGGATACTTGTAACTGAGCAGTAGCTCCTAGCACTCTCACAGGTACATTAGTGTTGTTCCCGACATACATGGCCGCCGTATTGCTGCCAGTATCAGCAAGGCTAATCGACCCCTTTGCCAATGTTGTTGGTGCAGTGGAGTCCCGATTGAACACAACTAGCGTCATAAAATCACCATGCCTCTGTTGCCCATGTTGTTCCTGCTGCACCTACTGCAGTAGCGACGAATGCGGTAGTGGCAAGCTGTGTTGTATTTGTGCCTGCAGCGGCTGTGGGGGCTGCAGGCGCGCCTGTGAACGTTGGGCTAGCAATGTTGGCTTTTAGGTTGTCTGCTGCCGTGACAAATGCCGTGGTTGCCACCAGCGTACTGCTATCACCAGCCGACTGCGTGGTTGCTGTAGTTGTAGCTGGGATAGCAGCCAAACCGTGTGAGTGGTCAGCCCTTGCGCGAGCGTCTGACGTTCCTGCCGTGCTGGTTGTTGCCGTTGTCAGTGGTGGTGCTACTGACCCTACTGGTGCTACTTGCCGAGTATCACCCGTAGTTGATGTCACGAACTGCTCAACTACCCCAGCCGAAGTAGCCAAATAATAGATTGAGCTATTTGCTAGCGTTACAGGAAGGGATGTTACTTTGTTAAAACTTACTGCTGTCATGATTTAATTACCATTGTTCCAAATTCCATGAAGACCCGCCGCTTGTTGAAGCAATAACGGGTCTATGCGGGTCTGAGTTGTCTACTGTTATGTTCGTTCCTGCGATGATTTGCTGGATTACTCCATCATCACCAGTAGCACCAGTAGCACCCGTAGCACCCGTAGCACCAGTAGCACCAGTAGCACCCTCCCACGGATTACCGCCCCATAGCGGGTCGCCTGTTGCGGGTGCGCTTGTCCCACTATCCCAAACACCAGACATCATCGACGCAACGCTGATGATCGTTGGGGCGAATGTCGCTGGTACGCTTGTCCCATTATCCCAAATGCCAGACATTATCGCCACCCCGCTGATGATCGCCGACTTGATAATGATCGTAGGTTATCCAATCTCATAGTTGTGTGCCCCTGCCTGTTTGCTGATCTTAGCCGATTGATAGCCATATCATAGCCAGCCTGCCACAGTTGCAAGCGTCCATCATCTTTGACAAATGCCGATGCGTGCAATAACGCGCCATACATGTAAACGCTGGGGTGTTGCTGCAATATCCAATTTGTTGCCGCATCATCGGGAGCACCACCCGCTAACGACGGGCTGATAACAGGGATATAGATCACGTCAACTGCATACGCTGCGTCTGGTGTCGGGTAAAACCGCAAAGCGTTAACGCCATCAACACAAACCAGTGACGGCTTTCCACGTCCTGTAACCACTGTGGGTATGCTTGACGGCTGCACCATGCTGATATGCTCACCATCTAGATAAGCATCAACCAGCGAGTAGATGCCCGTTGTGTTGACAGTTGCAACGTTTGCTGCTGTGGTTGCCGATGCCCGCTCTTGCAGCCATGCCAAGTCAGCAATATCGGCTTGCAGATCGGATTCAGCGAGAGCAATAAAGTTAGGGATTTGTACCGTTAGGTCATTGCGGTCAAGATATGCCGCTATTTGCGTTTTGAGTGATGCGTAGCTGTTGATTGCCATTTGGTTAATCCTGCTTTGGTTAAGCTATCATAGCATTATTTCACACAAAAAAAATCCCCTCTGGAACGAGGGGACTCAACAACACGGGATAGAGATTGGGGCTTGTCTATGTGCGTATTATCACATCATAGAGCCGCTACTGTCAACCGTCTGCGTGGATGCGACAAGCCAATTGTGGGCGAATGGTTTTGAATCCGTACAGAACGTCGAGACGCGTGGGGAACTTGTCGTTGTTAATGTCATACTGCCGAACAATCCGCATACTGATGCCGTCATATACTTCACGGGCGCTGAAATCAACGCCCGTAGGCATTACCAAATCGGCGGTAGCGAATGTAAAAGCATTTTTATGAAATGCCATTGACCCGCTCAACAACTCGCTTGAGCCTGCCCCAACCTTAACGATTGCCGCGCCAGAAGCCGGACTACCGCTAACGTTTTGACGTGCACCAGAGGTGATGATTGAAGGGCTGATTGACAGACTGGTTGTGGATGCGCCGCTGTCAGCAGTGACCACAAACTGTTGCAACATACCTGTACTGACCTTGGTCTCTGGATGTACACGATAGACACCTGCCAGCGTGATAACATCACCTTTTAGGAACGTGGATGAACCAGTATTAACGGTCAGTGCTGCTCCGGTCTGAGATGCACCATTAACCAAGTAGCCTGTGTTCTTTGCAGCCGTCCCCGTTTGGTGGTCAGTCATCTGCGTGCTTGACATAAAGTCAAAGCCTGCGGTACGCCCCATCATGCCTTCACGATACTGCTTGCTTAGGTTTGATTGGTCATTGAACAAGCCCTTAAGCGCGTCAACTAACGTCACTTCATGCCCTGTTGACAGGATGATAGAGCGGTTATTGTCAGGTGGTGCAAGGTTGTCGTTAAGCGTGCCGCGCGCCTGCATGATGTTTTTAAACATGATTGCTGCTGCGTCATTGTCAACGATGTTATACACATCCTTGCGCATGGTTAAAGCATCAGCTTCGATGTTAGCTGCCAACACTGCCATTGCTGGTTCGAGGATGCGACTCGCAAAGTCGTCCATGCTCAACGTCAAATCAGTTGCGGTAAAGTTCAGGTCAACGCCTTTTTGAGTTGCTACTTGCAGAGTAGTGCTTGTCTCTGCCGTGTCTTGCGTAGACAACGTAGCGCCGGAACGAACCACATATTCGTTTGGCAGTCGGATTTTAAGCGAGTCGCCAATCTTTGCGCCGGACTTTGCAAAGCTGCTGTCATACTGGCGATCAATCGCGTCTATGAACGTCAACTTCTGATGCAGAATCATCAGCGCTTTGCGTGTGACGGCTGTTGGGGTTAGCAAGTTATTTGCCATAAATTATCCTCGTTTGCTCATGCGTTTGCGTTCGTAAGCCATCCATTCAGCCGTTGACATTTTGTCAGGATTGACTGTTTTCTTGCTGGACGGCTTAACCGTTGGGGTTTGAGTCGGTGCTGTCACTGCTTTAGCTGCTTTGGTTGCTGCTTCTTGGGATTTGCGCCATGACATAGCGTCTCTCAAGATGCGTACTTGGCGCGGGTCAGTGATTGCATTTACCTCGTCTGCCGAATATCCGTAATGGCTTACTGTGCTTGCGACAATATCCCGCGCAATGTCTGGGCTAAAGTCTGGCATGGCTTGCAGTAGTTCTGCTTTTGCTTGTGCGAGTGCCGAATATCGCGCTTGCTCGCTTGCTTGCCGTTTGGTTTGCTCATGGGTATTGAGACCATCGGCTAATTGCTGGCGGTGCATTTGCAGTTGCTGATATTGCAGCATAGCGGCTTGCGCTTGTGCTGGGTTTTCCGCTGCGAAACGCCCCCAGTCGACATTTTGATATTGTGCAATCGACTTGTCAACAGTGCGCAAATCCGCCTTGATTTCAGATGCTGATTCATCTGCCTCGCTTGCTGCTTTGATGGCTTCAAGTTGGCTTTCGGCTTGCTTGCGCATCTCTGCCAGATGTTGGGTCTTTTGCGTGTAATCCTGTTGACGCAACAACGCTCCCTTTAGTTCCGGCGGGATTTTGTATTGCTTGCCGTCGTATTCCACGTCTTCAAGGGCTATTTCTTCCGCATCTGGTTCTTCAGATTCGGTTGCCTCAACTTCGGATTCATCATCAACATCATCGGTGTCGTATAAACCAGTGTCTTCGTATTCGTCTGTCATGGTTGCAATCCTTATAGGTTGTTGCTGTTAATCAAATCGTTAATGGTTTGCATTACAATTGCCTGCACTTGCTCTGGTGTCATTCCTGCCATTGTGATCGATGCGCGGTCTGTCTCTGCCTTGTATGCGTCAATGTCTAACTTGCGCGTGTCATACGCCTGCTTTTGCTGCACTTTTGCTTGCTCAATCTGCGCAAAAATCTGTTCCGCTGGCGTTGGTTCTGGTGGTGGTGGTGGCTGTTGTTTCGCAGCTTCCATTGCCTCAAACTGTTTGCGCACTTTATCGGCTTCAGGCCAGTCAAGGTTTTTCGCCAGTAATGGGGCAACAATGGGCGCTGCATCTGGATAAGTGCGCAACAGTTCTGACATTTGATACGCGGCTTCTTCTCGTCGGCTGGCATAGCTTGCGCCTGCTGTTGCAACCACGTCGTATTTCCCAACAGACAAGTCATACATGCCGTTGTTTACCTCGACTTGTTGCGTCTCACCGTCCTCACCTAACACGCGCATAACTCGCTGCTGGTTGTAGACGTGGGGGATTAAACCAATGATTACGCGCCCTGTGTGACGAATTGCCCTGACTAAGTTATCGACAAAGTGGAATGTATTTGTGTCTGTATTGGCTTTCTTAGCCCAAATTGCCGCCCCACTTTGTGCTGGGTCTGTAACGTCTGGACGCTCACCCGTCATGCCTGCTGACTCGGATATGTCTTGATCTGCTGACATTGCTTCGGCAACCGCACCCATCGGGCTAGGGTCAAACGGTTGACGCTGTGGTGGCAAATCACCACGGTATTCCAACACGGAATAGTTTTCCGTGCCGCTACGTTCCCACTTGTCTTGGTCAATCAGGCTACCCGCACGGGCTAGCCACGGTGCTTTTGGTGCAAGCGCAATCATCTCGGTACTGACAGTGCGCCAATAATTGTACATCCGTTGGCTGTCCATACTGTCGTAAGCCAATCCCCTTAGGTAGCGCTTGCCATCCACAACAAAGTCATTGCCGTAGACAGGGATGATGGGGATATAGCAGCTCGGAAACTCCACCTCGGATAAAACCTCCGCCCCTGACAAGATGCGCTGCATTACCTTATGGCTATCTACCGTCCGGCTTGCCACTGGCTTCAATCCACTAAGCAAAAACTGTTGCGCATATTGGTTGTAAACGTCCGCCCCGATCACATCGCCATTAGATAGCTGCATGATTTCGCGCTTATAGGGTTCGCGTGTCCAGTATTCAGCAACCAAAATGCGGTTATCGTCTGCCCAACCCGCTGGCAATTGGCTATAGTTTCCTGATTTCCAATCTATCGCGTCTTTGTCTTCGCCGTACTTGCGTTCAAATTCTTCGTGGCTTACCCATTCTGTGACAAAGGCAACGTTCCAATCACTAGAATCCTCACACAGGCTGTCAGGGTCGCCATAGACCGCAAACTGGTCAGGAACGCGCTTAATCTTGATGTCCAAATCAAAAACATCATCGTAAGCGTATTCTAAACCAACGCGAATGTAGCCCACGCCCCCAGTAGCCGCTTGCTCAATCGCTGTGTCATAAGCCGCATCAGCATTGCTGATATATTCGATGTTGCGTATTAAACCACCAATTATGTCAGCAGTTTGGTTGTCTGCCCGATAGTCAACGGGTTTGACCTTTATGCTTGGCTTGTTTTGCCGTGCTGCATTCGTAACTTGCCTCACCATCTTTTTGGTCTTGTTGACTGTCAAGCATGGTCTGCCCTCACGCTCCCGCTGTCGACGAACATCATCGGGCCATTGCTCTGACAGATTGACAAAGCGGATAAGTTGCCGCGCTTCTGCCCGATAATCAGCCTCGGTGTGCTGGCAACGCTCAAAGTCTAGCAGGGCTTGCGCGTGTACGTCGTCGTCATCGTCTTTGTCTTTGTCGTTGTC